GCGGACCGTCAGCTTGAACTTCAGCATGTCCTCGAAGGCCAGGCACAGAGCCGTGACGCGTCCGTTGATGTTGCCCGCTGCGAACGTGGGCCGGGGGGCTGTGCCGTCGCTGCTGGAGGCGATGCCTTCGATCTGCACCGGCCAGGCGGCATATTCCTCTCCCTGCCACCAAATCGACTTGGCCGGCAGGTCCTCTTCCGAATGCTCGTAGGCCAGTAGCTCCTCGGGTGTATGCGGAATTGCATGCCCGTGAAAGCGCAGGTAATCCGCGCCGTACTCGGTCCCGTCAATTTCGAACAGGCGAATCTCGCCGCCGGGCTCCAGTTTCTGGATGTCCGTGATCAGTGCCATGAATGGTTATCTCAGGGGTGAAAGGTTTGCTGGAAGGTGGCGGTGATGGCGTAGACCTGGCCGCCGCGATGCACAGGCTTGTATCCGTTGCACTTGTAGAGGCCCAGCTCGCCCAGGGGCGGCTCCCAGAGGAAACCCTTCGCCCCTTTGTGCTTATCGAGGAACTTCATGATTTCCTTGATGCGGGGCTTAAGGCCGGTGAAGGTGACCGGCCAGGACTCCGAGCGGTTGTTGATCCCATCCTCAGACGATTGCTCATACCCGTCGCCGAACTGCTTGGAGCGAACGCGTTGGGTGATATCACCCTCCGCGCCCTTCTCCGTTGCCCAGGTGAATCTTTCGATTGCCATCAGCGCCCCTTGATTGCTTTGTTGATTACGCCACCCTGGCCCATGTCCTTATTGCGCATCTGCTGATACTTCTGCTCAACGAACGCCGCCAGCTCCTTGCCGAACAAGTCATACCCGGGAGCATCAGCAGTAGAAGAAGCATTCCCGTCCCCGTCGATATGCACTTCGACATTGATCTGGGTACCGCCCGCCACGCCGCCGCCCATAGCCATAACGCCCAGCTTGCCGCTGGATGTCCTGGTCAACGGCATGATCGCCTCCGGCCCAGCCTCGCCGGCGATCCCCATGTCGCCATTGGCCATACCGAACGAGGTGGGTTTGCTCACGATCGAATTTGTGAAGGCTCCGCCGTCGGCGAACATCTGCACCCCACCCGACCACGCACCACCCTTCGCCTGCGGGAAATAGCTGCCGGAGTACCCTCCTGCTGATGCGCCGAGGTTCGACGATGTAGCCCCGGCGGATCCAGCAGCCAAACCATTACCGCCGGCAGCACTGCCTCCGAAGTAGCTCGCCGCTGCTCCGACCAGGCTGCCGAGTAGCGCCGAACTGGCCTGCCGGGTAGCAATCCGCGCCATATCCGCCAGAATCGACTTGGTGAAGTCAGCGAACGACAGCTTCCCGGTCATGGCGAAGTTGACGATTGAGTCCTCCATCGAGCTGAACGCATTGCCGAACAGGCTCTTGGTCTGGCCTGCAACGTTCTTCGCCGAATCCAGGTAGTTGGCCCAGGCCGACGTCGCGCCCTTCGTCCAGTCGCCCTGTGCGTTCTCCACATCCGCATAGTTCTGCCGGATCTGGTCAGTGGCAGCCTTATTCGCATCTGCGAGCGCCTGCGATTTGCGCTTGAACTCCTCCTCCGACATGTTCCGCGACGGGTCGGATTTCTGGTTGGCCAGTTCCAGCGACTGCTGAGCAAACCGGTCTTGCTGGCTGTTCAGTTCGCCGTTGAGTGCGTTCTGGCGGTCACCCTGCCCCACGCCGAGAACCGCGCGCTGGCCGGCAAGCTCCAGAGCTCGTTGCTGCTGAGCCAGGGCCTGCACGTAGGTGGTGATCGACCGCTCCTGCTTGGCAAGGCGCCCGGTCTCGTTGGTGGCCAACACCTCAAGCTGGCTGTCGGCCTCCTTCTGCGCCTTGACCATCCCTGCGCGCGCGTCAGCGATCTTCTGGTCGAGTTGGATGCTTTGCGCGGCTGTCGTGGACTTCTTGCCCTTGGTGGATTCCAGAGCCGCAATCTCGGCCTCGTAGGCTGCCGACACCTCGTCACGCTCGTTGCCGATCATGGCGGCGCGCTTCAGGGCATAGTCCGACTGCGAAACCAATCCAGCCTTCTGCGCTGCGTCCAGTTCCTTCTGGGCGTTTTTGTATTCTTCAACGACGGCTGCGAGGTTGTTCTTGGCGTTGTTGAAGCCGGTCAGGTCGACCTGGCTACCGGAAGCTTTAGGGTCTTTGTTTTTGTCATTCAGCCCCTTCAGTAGCGTGTCGTAAGCACCACCGGAGAACTTCTTGCCATCAAAGCTGACACCGTCCAGCAGTGGCGACTTCTGTCCAGTCTTTTCAGCGTTTTGGTAGAGCGTTGTAAATTTATCATCCAGCTTTTGGAGCCCGGCCAGACGCTTGTTGAGAGGATTGATGTCATCGAGTTGAGCACTTAGCTCCTTCTCTGTTGCGATCAGCTCTTTATTGGCCCGAGTTGTTTCACCAGTAGAGGCGGTAAGGCTTTCACTCGCTGCCTGACGCGCCTTGAGTTCTGCGAGCTTTGCCTCGAGCGCCGGTGTTGAGTCGTCATCCTTACCGGTGCCCAGGCCCAGTGCGGAGTTGAGAGAACTCAGCCCGTTAGAGATCGCACCAGAAAACCCCCCGCCCTTTCGTGTGTCGAGTACCCGTTGAGTGATCTCGATTTGCTTGGCCAGGTCAGGAAAGACTTCAGACCGAACAGCCGCGTATGCGCCTTTGATGGCGTTCTTGATGTCATCCCAGTCGCGTTCGACATCAGACAGCGAGGCGCGATACGTCTTCAGTCGTTCCAGCGCTGACTGGTTAAGATCCTCGCTCAGCACGTCAAGCGCGCGCTGGTGATCGCCCTGATCATCAATACCCTTGATCACCTGGTACTGCTCAAGCGTCAGCAGGCCATATTGACTGCTGATCTTGCCGGCGGCCTCGGTCGCCGTATCGCCGGCGGTGGCAAAGGACACGGCAAGCTCGCCGGCGCCTTTACCAGTAATCTCGCTGATCGCCGCTGCGGCTTCCGCCAGGTTGCGCATCTGCGTTCCACTGGTGGCCGCGCCGGAGGCAAGGGACACAACCGCCTCTCGCGCGCCGGAGAGATTGCCGGTAACACGGCCGGCCCCCTCTGCCATCTCCTTCAGGCTGCCAATAGTCTGCCCGGCATCATTCGAACCGCCGTTGACTGCGGAGTTGAACTCCCGCGCCTGCTTCATTGCATCCAGATAGGCGTAACCAAGTGACCCGAGAACGGCGACCAGCAAACCGGCAGGGATCAGCATGGAAGCCATACTTTTCGCTGACGCCCCAGCACCGGCGCCCAACTGAGCAACTGCCCGCGCCCCGCTCCCCCAGTCCCCAGACTGCAGGGCGTTGGTGAGCTGCATGACGTTTTCTTGCGCCTGTCGGGTGCCAAGCTTCAGCTTGTCGAAAGCCGTTTCTGTTGCCGTCAGCCCAGAGCGGTCCTTGCCTATTTTTGCCAGCGCTTCGTTGTAGCGGGTAGCATCGATCTCGCCGGCCTTGTGCAGGTCATTGAGCGCCTTTTCCTGGGCTTCCAGTTTGGCCAGCTTCGCGGTTACTGGGTCAATTCCATTGACGGTCCGTTTCAACGCATCAATCTGACGGCCTTCAGCCTCGATCAGTTTTTGCTTCTGCGCCAGTTCCTTGGCTTCTGCCTTCTCGATCTTGTCGTAGGCCTTACCCAGCTGATCCTGGTACTTGGCCTGCTCTTCAATGGTGACCAAGCCACCCTTGCGGGCACGCTCAAGCAAGCCCTCGGCTTGCACCAGAGACTCAATGCTGTCGATGTTGCCCGTCATCGCCTTGTCGAGCTGGCTGATGACGTTGATCTCAGCGACAGCGCTGTCGGCTACTTTGCGGCTCGCTCCGGCCTGCCGCTCTCTGGCGCCGGTGGACTTCTCGATACCCTGAGCGGCCTCAGCTTCAGCTTGAGCGACTTTTTTGCCGGTGCCGGCAAGATCATCACTTGCCTTGCTCAGCCCATCTACCGCCTTCTCCGCGCCCTCGGCAGCAGTAACCAGCTTTCCAAGATCGTCAGCAGCTTTGACAGCATCAGACGACTCAACCGCAATGCCCAGGGACGTGAAGTTGGTGCTCATTTTCTTTCTCTCTGTTCCGCCATCACCTGCAGGGCTTCCGCTTCCATGACGCGGATGCCAGGAAAGATATCGACGGCCTGTTGTCGGTTGAGACCAAGGAAGCCGGCAACGTCGCGAATTGACTTGTAATCCAGTCCGGTAGCGCCGCACGCACCTGTACGCCACTGGGTGCTCATGGCTTCAAATACCTTGAAGACGTCCCAGTTGTCGGGCCAAACCTCGACTTCCGTCGAGTAGTCTTCGGCGGTAAAGCCAAAGGCATCCGTGCCCTCCAGAGTTGGCTGGTAGAGCGCGCGTGCGGCGCTTAGGAGTTTCCCAGGCGGGCCTCGTTGAACGCCGACGAGTAAGCGCCCAATACAGCGCCAGGAGCTGAGTTGATTGAGGTGACCAAGACCCTGACGTTGTCGACATTGAACTTCTCTTCGATGTCCCAGCCGACGACGACTGCCATAAGCTGATCAACCTGAAGGTCAATGTGCGCAGCAGTGAATGTCTTCAGGTCAACATCGGCCGCTTTCTTGTTCAGCTCGTCGTGTCGCTCGCTCCATTCGGCATGCAGTTCGGCGAGAGCAGTTCGGTCTAGGTACTTGAATTCGAACTCCACCTTCTCGGCGCTGCCACCAACACGAGGAATCATCACCGGCGCCTTGAAGGTCGGTTTCTGGATCAACTTGAACTTAGCCATGGATCCCCCTTACGCGGCGTAGCGGATGAATTTGGCCACCACCGCAAACACCGCGGTGACAGTCATGATGTTGTTCTTGTTGAGGGACGGCACGTTGTCGAACGACGCGTAAGCGTTGTAGACGATGCAGCCACCAGCCGCGAGATTGATCTTTACGGCGCGGGGCTTCTTGTCGTCATCAGCTTCAATCAGCACATCGTTGTGCGGCAAGTCCGGATCATCTGCAAGCGTCAGCGTGAACGAGATTGCAGACTTGGTAGTCGGGATCTGGTGTTCGTCATCCTCTTCCAGGAAGGAGTAGGTAGCGTTCTGCTGATCACCGCCGGCCTTTACGGAATCCGTAACCTGGCTAACAGGCACCCAGCCCGAGATCTTCCGAACGGAGCCAATGCCGCCACCGGCAACGAAGCGCGCGACATTCAGCGTGTTTGCTTTCTCAAGGACAAACGCGTCAGCGGTAGCAGTTTTCACGCGCAGTACACGATTGTTCAGGCGAGCCCAACCGGAGGTCACTTCGACAAAGTCGCCAGCTTTAAAGCCGTGAGCTGCTGCCGACGCAGATGCCTCGATTGCATTGGTGATTGCGGTGATGCTGATTGGATCGCCGTAGCCGGATGCGACCACAACGGTAGAGCCATTCGGCAGAAAGACGGCCATGGGTGTTTCCTCTTTTCAGAAATGACAAAACCCGCACATAGGCGGGTTCGTGGGGTTGCCCAACGGGCGGAATTAGGTGGTGTCGGCTCGATATTCGAAGGAGACCGGTATCGTCGAGGCTGAGTCTTCTTGCTGATGAGGCCCTGGCTCAACGGGTGTCATGACCTGGACGGTCAGGCCATCCTTGGTCAGTCGATCATTCAGCGGGAACAACGCCGCAAGCTCGTCAGCCAGGCTGTCACCGGCAAAAGTGCTCTTACCTGCGGGTGTGACGATCGTCACCTGAAACACGCCCGTGTAAAGCCGATGGGCACCTGCAAGATCAAGACTGTCGACCGCGGCCGGAAGAGTGAATGCGCGGAAGTAGGACTCATCTACCAACGGCTCAAACCCGTCGTTCTGCCGAGCTACACGCAACGCAGGAGACTTTGCTTTTGCCCACTTAACGAGGCGCCCCTCAAACAGCACGCGAATGATGGAGTGGCTCATACCTGGTTATTCCTGATGGCTTCATCGACGATTTGCTGGAAGCGAGCCAGGGTGATCCGGACCATACCGCCTGGAGCCTGGGTCGAATGGCCGTATTCTAGGGCGATCGCGTACGGCAGGTTGTTCACGATATAGGCCGTCTGCCCGGCAGTCAGGGACTTCACCTGCGCCCTAAGGGCCGCGATGGTCACGTTGCCGCTCGGGTCGACCTGATCAAGCACCCCCTCGGCCGGGGCATCAATGGAGAACTGCCAGTTCCCCCGGAAGCGACCACCGACGTAGTCCTTTCCAGCGACCAGACCGTTCACGTTGAAGTTCTGGTCGCGCTCGGTCTTGGTCAG